ACGAAGAAAAACAAACCAATTGAAACATTATAGACACAAGGACAATTGGTAACAGGACTCAAAATGGCTCCTACAGTGAAACGTGTGTCTGACAATACTATTGTCCAGGCGGTGCTTCCTGCTAGCGAAGACCCAGTTGAGTTCCCCAAGGATTACTTCAACGCCAATCCTGGCAAAATCAAAGTTTACATCAGCAAGCAAAAAGATATAGGGACTTTAAGGCAGTTTGTATATGAGGGTATCAAAAGTGGGGATGTTAGCATTTGCCATATCAATTCTTACTTGTACTTTGCTCTTAAAGAAATCAAGGATGTTGCTGCTTCCGACTGGACCACATTTGGGATCACTATTGCCTCCAAAGGGGCAACCATGCAGATATTTGACACCCTTATCATTGAGGAATACAGGGGTCAGGTTGCAGATGGGAAATTGAATGCTACTAGAACAGTTGATGATGATAAATGGCTTCCTATGCTAATCCTAGGACTCTATCGTGTTGGGAGAGCCACTCAGGAAGAGTATAAAAAGACTTTGATGAGTGGACTCATGGCGCAATGCAAGCTACGTCATCCAAATGCAGAGGAAATCGTCAATGAAACAGATGACTTCTATCAAGCTTGGGGCAATGACTCAAATTTCCTGAAACTTGTTGCAGCAGTTGATATGTTCTTTCACCAGTTTAAAAAGCACCCCGACGCAGGTCTCAGATATGGTACCATCGTATCAAGATACAAGGATTGTGCAGCTCTATCAACAATGTCACACCTGCACAAAGTCACTGGGCTACCTATCCCGGATTTGATGACCTGGGTACTGACTAAATCAGTTGAAGACGAAGTCTGTCGTATGATGACTCCGGGTCAAGAAATTGATAAGGCGGACTCATACATGCCTTATTTGATAGACTTGGGAATTTCAACGAAGTCTCCTTATTCCTCTGTCAAGAACCCCTGCTTCCATTTCTGGGGTCAACTCACGGCCCTTTTGGTACAATCTGCAAGAGCCAAGAATGCCAGGGTGCCCGATGATATCCCATATGCAGAGCTGACTAAGGCTGCTCATCTCCTTGCTTATGCGGTGGGCCATTCCTCTGACCTGGAACAGAGGTTCTCTATAAAGGATAAGCAGTACAAGAGAGAGATTGCCTCAGATGAGAGCCTCGGAGATATAGGAAGCGAACCTCCAACTGGAAAAGATGTTGTTGATTGGCTTGCATGGTGGGACGACGTTGGACGAGTGCCTACTCCAGATATGAATTCCTTTGCTAAGAAAGCAATTCATGGGCTCGTTGAAATAAGAGACCGGACCATTGGCGAGTATGCCAAGAGAACTTTTACTTAATCTGATTTAGCCTCTTACTTTGTCATTTGCGCTTGCATTGTATACACTTGACTTACTCATGAATATGAAAAAAACTAACAGGAGTCAACAATGTCTAAGATAGTTGAGCTCCTCAAAAATTATCCGAACATTATGAATACAATGGAAGATATCGAATCTCTTGAAGGTGAAGTCAATCCTAAAGCAGCATCAGTGGTACCTGGTTCAAGCAAAGAAGAACCAACACCTTCATATTTCCTAGCTGACATGCTCCCAGAAGAAGAGGGAGAGGACCCCAAGGGAGGTGTTGAAGCAGGGGAAGAAGAAGGCTCCACAGCAGGTGATTATGATGACTACGCTGTTCAGTTCGAGGATAGAGAATGGGTGGCTGGGACTGAGATTTCACATGATGGTACAAAACATTATGTCATCACAAACCCTGTTAAATCTAATCGCGAGCTAACCAAAAAATGGACAGCGGGAATTGTGGGATTGCTGAAGCACATCGAAGAAGGGGCGGGAATCAAGATTAATTGCGAAGAAGTCGAGCAGGGAATCAAGTGTCAAATGGTCACTTCCTGTCCTCCTCATGATGCTAATGACACAAGCAGCTCGTCTGGCGATTCCGAGACTTGTTCATCTCCAACGAGCGATAAATCAAAAAACTCAACGACCATCTCCAGTGTGCCAGATTTCGATCATCCGTCCATCATTGATCTTATAGACAGAGACATTACTCTCCCATCTCTGGATGATAGCAAACCAGGATTTGTGTTACAGCTGCCTCGTCTGTTCGGCTCTCGCGAAGCGGCTATCAATTGCTGTAAAGAGGGGGAGGTATCCATAAAAAGTGCCGTGGTTGCAGGGCTTCGTCGAAAAGGAATTTATAATAAAATCCGGATCAAATTTGACCTGGACAAGATTCAATTCTAAAATGGATATGAAAAAAACTAACAGGGATCAAACCTGTATTCGAGAAAATGAAGAGCATCAAAAAAGTCCTTGGAAAAAAGAAAGAAAAGGGAGAAAAGAAGAGCAAGAAGTATGATCTCCCGCCGAATTACAATGATCTGATTGGACCTTCTGCACCTTCAGCTCCGATGTTCGGTTTGGATCCCTCTGACTATTTTGAGCAGATTAACTCAAATGACTCTGTGGTAATTAAGCTTAAATACTCCTGTGAAGTGCAGGTGAGAGCTATCAGACCTTTTTCTGGAGTTCTCGAGGCAGCTGATGCGATCGCTCGATGGGAGATGGACTACAGAGGATTTCTAGGGAAGAAGCCGTTTTACAGATTGCTGATGGGGATCGCTATCAAAAAACTCAGGGCTGCACCCTCAAGTTTGACCGAAGGCAATAGGCCAGAGTATAACTGCCTGTTTGAAGGACATGGAGCTATCCGACACAACCTTGGTCAACTTCCCCCTATGTCATACGTATCGGAAACTTTTACACGGGATTGGCAAACAGACAAGAATAAAGGTTCCGTACATGTTAAATTTTGGCTGGGAATGCTGGACACAAACGATGAAATGCCTGAAATACTCAGTAGCAAGTCATTCCAGTCAGAGTCGGAACTGAAACAAATTATGGAGATGATGGGAATTAGAGTCAAGAAAAGCAAAGACAACAAATGGGAGATACTCAGCACTTGTTAAACAGTATGAAAAAAACTAACAGGCCTCAAACATGGAGAGCCTTCTCAAAGCGATTTGTGTGCTTTTGCTGATCCATTGCAGCAGATGTGATCTTCCTATCGTATTTCCTGACCAAAAAGAGTTGCTTTGGAATCCAGTCTTGAAAACCAACCGCTATTGCCCACAGACCCGTGAAATTGCACCATTAGACAAACCTAAGACTCTTAAAATCACAACTGGCGTTCCAGTTAGATCCCCTAAAGAGAAAATAGAAGGTTACCTCTGTCATAGCGGTAAGTGGGTAACAACCTGTGATTATAGATGGTATGGTGCAAAGTATGTGACTCACTCAATCCATCATCTCAAACCTACTGATCAAATGTGTCGTGATGCAATTAGTCAGTATAATGGGGGAACTCTTTTAAATCCCGGGTTCCCACCAGAAGTCTGCGGCTATGCTTCCGTCACAGACTCTGAGTTGATCATAACCCTGATTACTCCACATACGGTCGGTGTTGATGATTACAGGGGTCTCTGGATTGATCCGAGCTTTCCAAATGGGGAATGCAACTCAATTGTATGTGAAACAATCCACAATTCTACGAAGTGGGTGTCAAAGGGGGAAATGCCAACAGATATCTGTCAGCAGACATTTACGACAATCAAAATGGACGTCTCTTATCCGAGTGATACTACTTCTCAGGGGAGTCTGCTATCTTTCCACAGCCCATATCATCCTCACATTAGTGGGAAAGATATTTGCAAAATGAGCTATTGTGGATCGAATGGGTTGAGGCTGCCCAACGGAGAGTGGTTCTCTATAATTAACACCTCTAAAATTGGGAACAAAAATCTCATTGATTTCTTTTCTCCCTGCAAGGCCGGAGTAGAAGTCAGGTCCACGCTTCAGAGTGAAGGTTCTCAGACAATTGCATGGGAAACCCAGCGAATGCTGGATTATGCTCTCTGTCAGAACACCTGGGACAAATTTGAGAGAGGAGAACCTCTGTCTCCTCTGGACTTGAATTATCTGGCCCCGAGAGTACCGGGGAAAGGAATGGCATACACTATAATTAACAACACTCTTCACTCCTCACATGCAGTTTATCGAAGAGTTTGGATTGAAGGACCCATCATCGGGGAGATGAAAGGGAAGATTGAGTCCGCCACCGGAGTCGCCAAGGAGATTTGGGCTCAGTGGTTTGAATTTGGTCAAAACAAAATCGGACCCAATGGTGTTATCAAAACAAATGATGGAATCAAGTTCCCTCTTTACGCCATTGGAACTGGCCTTATAGATCAAGATATTCACGAGCTGAGTGAAGTCAGTCCAATGGATCATCCTCATCTGGTGCATGCCAAAAAATATGTGAGCGAAGATGATGAGATTTATTTTGGAGACACTGGCGTCTCGCACAATCCAGTTGAGATCTTTTCGGGATGGTTCACGAATTGGAAAGAAGGACTAATGAAGTTTTCAATCCTAGTCCTCAGTATCTTGATATTTTATGTTGTGATACGACTTGTGATGTGCATTCCTCTCAAATGCAAAAAAGAGAGAAAACCACGTTTGGAATTCGAGCTCCAACCTAGGGAGTGGGAATATTCCAGAGCTTGATGACTGTCCAAAACTTATTTTTATTGGATGACACAATATGAAAAAAACTAGCAGAAATCATGGATACCTACGAGAATGAAACTTGGCCAGATGATAGTGAGGAAGATTTTTTCTCTGGTAAGTATACGAAAGAAAATAGAATCAAAGGACTTAATAATGCAGATTATAATTTAAATTCTCCATTGATCAGGGATGACTTAGTTTATCTTATTGAAAGATTCAAAGGACGACCGGTCCCCCCTCTTTGGAAAAAGAAGAGATGGGAGGAAACCATCCGGGTGATGAAAGAGAAACAAATGGAGCCTGTCGATCCTAGTTGCTTGCACAACTGGTTTGCAGAATGGCTCATGTTTGACACACACAGTAGCAAGCAGGGGTCAGAGTTTTTAGCCTCTGTTGATTTAGAGAGTGAAACAACCTATGTCATTGTGGATGCTTTTCTGAAGGGATGGATCAATAAGGAAATCAAGTACCAACGAAAATGTAGCAAGTATCTAACAACAGTCCACACGTATTGTCAGAAATTCTTAGACTTGCATAAGATAACTTTGATTCTAAATTCTAGTACAGAAGTAGAATTTACTGAGCTGAGCAAAACCCTTAAGAGCCCAAAACTCGTCAAAGATCACGAAATTAGCCTTCCTAGCATCGGAACAGCTATCATTCTAGCCCCGTTCATCTTACTCCCGGATCAGAACATTATTCTAGATAGGAATTTCTTGTTGATGATGAAGGACGTGATCATAGGAAGAATGCAAACTCTGTTATCTTTGATGAATCGAGTGGATGGAAGATTTAGTGAGTCTGATATCGCTTATCTAATCAAAATTTACAGGTTGGGTGACAAGATCATCAAGCACACGGGAAACGATGGATACGATTTGATTAAGATGATAGAACCAATTTGCAATTTAAGACTATCTGATCTCGCAAGAAAATACAGGCCACTAATTCCAGAATTTCCGAGATTTAGAGAACACGTTGAAACCACAGTGGCGAATTTGTCTGGGAAATGCAAGTTCATAAATGACCTATTTCAAGAGATCGACAATTCTCCTAATGTGGATATAACACTTGTAGTGTACGGCTCATTCAGACACTGGGGTCATCCCTTTATAGATTATTTTGAGGGATTAAACAAGTTGTACAATCAAGTCACAATGGAAAAGGAGATAGATGAAGAGTACTCGGAGGCTCTAGCCAGTGATTTGGCAAGAATTGTATTAGCAAAGGAGTTTAATGAAAAGAAAAGATGGAGTGTGGATTACAATCTGGTACCTCCCGATCATCCTTTTAAAGCTCATATTAGGGATAACACTTGGCCGACTCCGGCCGCCATCCAGGATTTCGGAGACAAATGGCACTTACTTCCTCTTATTCAGTGCTTCGACATTCCGGATCTAATCGATCCCTCTATTATTTACTCGGACAAGAGTCATTCAATGAACAGAAGAGATGTGATCAATCACATTAAGAAACATCCAGACAAACCAATACCAAGCAAAAAAGTCCTCAAAACGATGATTGATCAACCAGCTACCAACTGGCTAGAATTTCTAGAGGAGATAGATAAAAACGGACTACCTCTAGATGATTTAGTCATCGGCTTAAAAGGCAAGGAAAGAGAATTAAAAATAGCAGGTAGATTTTTCTCTCTCATGTCTTGGAAATTGAGGGAATACTTTGTGATCACAGAGTACTTAATTAAGACACATTTTGTGCCTCTATTTCATGGTCTCACCATGGCTGACGACATGACTGCAGTCATCAAAAAGATGTTGGAAAGCTCATCTGGACAAGGTTTGTTAGATTACTCAGCGGTATGCCTGGCCAACCATATAGATTATGAAAAATGGAACAATCACCAGCGAAAATTGTCAAACGGTCCTGTCTTCAAGGTCATGGGCCAATTCCTTGGGTTTCCGAATCTAATATACAGAACTCATGAATTTTTTGAGAAAAGCCTAATATATTACAATGGCAGGCCTGATCTCATGAGAGTCAAAGATGACACTGTTGAAAATGCAGGCACCACTCAGGTGTGCTGGAATGGGCAGGCAGGAGGCTTGGAAGGTCTTCGTCAAAAGGGTTGGAGTATTCTAAATCTATTAGTGATTCAAAGGGAGGCTAAAATTCGAAATACTGCAGTGAAAGTATTGGCTCAGGGAGACAATCAAGTCATTTGCACTCAGTATAAGACCAAGCAACACAGGAATGAGGAAGAGTTAAAGATGGCTTTAAATCAAATGAAAGCCAACAATGATGCAATTATGAACGCTATTGAACAGGGAACCAACAAACTTGGATTGCTTATCAACCAGGATGAAACAATGCAGTCGGCTGACTATTTAAATTATGGAAAAGTACCAATTTTTAGAGGTGTTATAAGAGGATTAGAAACAAAACGATGGTCTCGGGTAACATGTGTGACTAACGATCAGCTTCCAACTTGTGCTAATTTAATGTCGTCTGTATCCACAAATGCTCTGACAGTGGCACACTTTGACTTAAATCCAATAAATGCAATGGTACAATACAATTTCTTCGGGAATTTTGTCAGACTTCTGTTGAATATGCATGATCCCGCTATCAGATCATCCCTGTACAACCCCAAATTGAACATTCCAGGGTTGAATTCATTTGCATTTAAAGTTGGAATGCTATACCTTGATCCATCCATAGGCGGCGTTTGTGGTACAGCATTGAGTAGATTTTTAATAAGAAGCTTTCCAGACCCTGTTACAGAAAGTCTTGCTTTTTGGAAGATTGTTTACCAGTCGACAGACAATCCTAACCTAAAGAAACTTGCATTGTCATTTGGAAATCCCAAGATTGCACTATTTAGACCATCCCATGTAGATAAACTATTAGAAGATCCAACAAGTTTGAATATTGCTATGGGGATGAGCCCGACAAATTTGCTCAAGACCGAAATCAAGAAAAACTTGCTAAGAAATAGAACTACAATTCGAAACCAAATAGTCAAGGATGCAGTCAGTTATATCCATTCTGAGGATTCTCCGTTGCGGACCTTCTTATGGAGCATAAATCCCCTCTTCCCCCGCTTTCTGAGTGAATTCAAATCAGGTACTTTCATGGGCGTGGCCGCGAGTGTTGTCAGTTTGTTTCAAAATTCTAGGACAATACGTAGTCATTTTAGGGACTACCTAAGCAATGAGATTGATGAGCTCATCACTAGGAGTGAGATAACTTCTCTCTCTCACTTAGGACACTATGATACGAAAATTCCACCTTGTAAAGTATGGGACTGTTCCGCATCACACGCTGATCTCCTTCGCAAAGTCTCATGGGGCCGACCTGTTCTTGGAACTACCATACCACATCCACTTGAAATGCATGGACAAGGTACAATAAAAACTAATGTTGCAGAATGTTGTAACAACAATTCACTTGATTACATATCAGTGCATTGTCCGAAGGGTCTTTTCTCTGTTCTAGATTCCAGAGGAGACTTGCCAGCTTATCTTGGATCCAAGACCTCAGAATCAACATCCATCCTTCAGCCATGGGAAAAAGAAAGTAAAATCCCGATGATACGCAGAGCAACTAGACTAAGAGACGCAATACACTGGTTTATAGAGCCTGATTCAAACGTGGCAAAGAGCATTTTAAATAATATAAAGTCTCTGACTGGAGAGGAGTGGGGTGAATCTATTGGAGGATTTCGAAGGACAGGGTCTGCGCTCCATCGCTTCACAACATCGCGAATGAGTCATGGTGGTTTTAGTGCCCAAAGTCCTGCAACCCTGACCAGGATGATGGCCACTACTGACACAATGAGAGACTATTCTGTAGACAATTTTGATTTCATGTTTCAAGCGAGTTTGTTATACTCTCAAATGACATCCTCTGTACTATTATTAAACACCACCACGTCAAACACGATTCATTTCCATACCCGATGTAAATCCTGTATAAGAAAAATTGATGAACCTTGGTTAGATAGTCCTAAGATCTATCAAGGAAAGGATGTCTCCCGGGTGGTTAGCGGTTGGCGAAATGGATCCGGATGTTGGGGTGAAGCCATCACACAGTTAAAGCCTATCAAGGGGGATTGGGACAGCCTAAGTCCACCCGAGAAGTCATATCATGTTGGGAGAACCATCGGCTTTTTGTATGGAGATTTGGTCGGACAGTCGTCAAACAGATCAGAGGATAGTTCTATTTTTCCTTTGAGTATTCAGAACAGAATTCGCGGGAGAGGTTTCTTAAGAGGTCTGTTGGATGGATTGATTAGAGCTAGCGCTTGCCAGGTCATTCATAGACGAAGTATAACTAATCTGATAAAGCCTGCTAACGCAGTGTATGGTGGACTTATATATCTTATTGACAAAATTAGCTCATCGTCTTCCTTTTTAAACCTTTGCAGAGAAGGGCCGATACGAGAAGAATTAGGAAACATCCCCCACAAAATACCGACGTCATATCCTACATCAACTTCTGATATGGGGATTCATGTTAGGAATTATTTGAAATACCAATGCAAATCCGTAGAGCTTGGAAAATACAAATCTGACATTTCCGATCTGTGGGTTTTTTCAGATCTGTTATCAGTAGGATTTGCAGGTCCATTTTCCTTGTCTACGAAAATACTGAAAACACTGTACAAGCCAACTCTGTCCCACCATGATAGAACGAATATCCGAAAGCTGAGCGGTCTATCAAGGATGTTGAGGGCTCAGGAGACATGGGATCCCAAGGTGGAAGAATATTTAACCTCTAATTTGTTAATATGTGAAGAAGAAGTACGGCATGCATGCAAGTTCGGAATTCCCAAAGCAGTAATTCAGCTCACAGAGGAAAAGTGGGGATTAGAAGCGTGTGGAAAAATTCACTCCATCCGAGTCGAATTCAGAGCACAGAAAACAGAAAAGAACCTCCCAGTCTGTCCTAGAATTCAAAATCCCACTATTTCTGGACTCAGACTTGGTCAATTGCCCACTGGAGCCCATTATAAACTTAGATCGATACTTGTAGAAAAACGAATCAGATTCCGGGACTGCATCTGTGCAGGTGACGGATCTGGAGGGATGACTGCAGCGTGTCTACGATTCTCTAAAGGTTCTAGGGCAATCTTCAACAGTCTTTTAGAATTCAATGGGGTTAATATGAAGGGATCATCTCCGGATCCACCTAGTGCTTTGGAGACGATAGAACGAGGTCTGACACGATGTGTGAACAGTACATCCTGTTGGGAAAATCCGTCTGATCTGAGTGACATCAAGACATGGACATATTTTAAAGAATTAAAAAAGTTGCACTCTCTGAAGATAGACTTGATTGTCATGGATATGGAAGTTAGAGATCCAAAAGTATCATTTAGGATTGAAGAAAATGTTCGTCAAGCTATTTATGGACTGTTGGAGCCGGATGGTTGTCTGATTTATAAGACATATGGTACAATAATCTCAGAGCAAGCTAGTAATCCCATAACTTTAATTGGACCCTTATTCGAGTCTATCGAGTTGATACAGACAGAATTTAGCAGTTCCCATACATCAGAGGTCTACATGGTATGCTCCAAGTTAAAAACCCACATAGATTCCCCTTATCCCGATTGGGAGACCCTCAGGTATCATTGGTCAACCTTACTATGTTTTTCTGATGATATTGCAGAATACAAGAGAGCAAGAGGAGTTATGGCCATAGACACCTTACTCGGTATTCCATCTCGATTTCTCCCAGATCCAGAAGTCAACTTAGAAACCTTGCTCCAGATTGCCAATATTCCCTCTGGAATTGCTCATCAAATTAGTTCTAACATTGTGCATGAAACCACAAATGGGTTAACTGCTTCATTTTGTGTGATGAGTCTTATTTCGCAATACACAATAGATACCATAAAAAGCAGAGAGACCAGATATCATCCCCCATCGGACAATAAATTAAGCAAAATGGCTAGTGCATTGGTGGGTATATCAATCTGGATATCCATTAAGTATTCAGATGTCAAATTGAACAAAACCTGTACTGACGTTATCAAAAGATCATTCCCTATTAGATGGCAACAGAACTCACCTCATAATCGAGTACAGTGGTCTGTTGAGGATGGATACTGTAATGTCAAAGATGTCCGAATCAACGACAAGATGGCAAATATTGGGAACTGGATTCGAGCGCTTGAATTATTGCAGTTCCCTCAGGGAGCCCTAATAAAGAGTGATTTCAACCGATTTGTAAAGAGATTTATCAGAGGTCTCAATTTTGAAGGCGTAGTTAATTCGACTGGTGTTATGAGTTTTCTGAAATGCAAAGTGTCGAAGGATGACAAATCCCTGTTCTATCCAATCAATGAACTCATAGAGGATGAACAGTGGAGAGACTAAATGCTGAAAGTCCTAAGAGTATGAAAAAAACTAACCCACAAAAGGAGACTAACCGATTTAAGGTCATTGATCTTTTAATTGGTTTTTGTTTCTCCGT